GTGGTAGAACTAATACTATCAGAAAGACTACCAGTACATACTACTAATTTACCAAAAGAAGCACTTACATTAGGTTCTACTAACTCATTGTTACTTTTAGATACAAAAAGAGCAAAACTATTATCACTAGAATTTTCATTGTGGATGGCAAATATAGGGACTTCACTAGATGCACTTGGAATAACTCTTATTTGTGCCGTTTTAATACTTTCGGCTGGAGTAGGGTCTGTGATTGCGTTATTAATTTGAACTAACCCACGGTAGGCACCATTACTACCTACATCCACCATTCGGCTTTCTTTTTGATAACTAAATGTTCTAAATCCCGTTTTATCTACTAATGGTCCACCAAATTCTTTAACGTGCAATACTGTTTCTGGAATACCATAACACGCAATTAATGCTTTTAAACCACGTTCAGTACCTTTAGTTTTTAAAAGATATGGAGTATTATGATATAATCGTTTCCAAATTTCTTTTGATATATCACCTTTAGGAATTGATCCAGCATTCGAAGCTGATATCATTGTTGATGTATCTGGTGAGGTGTATTGATATACACCACTTCCATCATCTCCTAAAATGTATTCGTAGATTGAAGAATTTTCAAATTGGCTATATCCTTTAATTCCTCTTTCTGCTAATGCGTTAAATACTAATTCTTTAGAGATACCATCGTTTAATGCATTATGTGCTTGGTATTTATCAGTTATACTATCAATATATGCCCATATTCCATCAAAGTGTTGAGCTATCATTTCTGTAAATAGCACATATCCTTCGTTTTGAGGATTATTTTGTATGTCTGGGGGTATTGTATTTACTAAATTATATGGGTTACAATCATCAAAAAGACTAGCACTTAGCATTTGTCCCCCATAGAATGCGCTTTCAGATTCATCTACAGGAGCTCCGAACCAAGATGTAGCGGCTGCTGAATTTACTTTAGCATTAATGTGAGGATAATTTCCTGTTGTTGTTTTGGGCCAAGCATATGGGTTATTTTCAAAATATAAAAATCTTTCATAATAATCAAATCCTTGTATTAATTTATCAGATTTTTTATTAAAAATATCTATATTTTGTAAAGTAGGAACTGATGCTGATATGCTACCTGTTATGTTATTTAATGTAGCTAATGAACTAGAATATGATTCTAATAATTCTAGTTTATATTTAAAATTCTTTAATCTTTCAGTAGCCGAACTATAATGTATAAAATTTTCAAAAGTATATCCCGAAGGAGTATCTGGATTATCAAATTCTAAATCTACAGGTATACTTCCACTTAAATAATTAACTAAATGATTAAAACTAGATGTTACAGCACCATTAGTGAGTATATCATCGTATGTTCTAAATTTTGAGGGTACTGTAAAGTTTTGTGAATATTGTATATCAAAATTAGGTGCTCTAAGTTCTACACCAGGATCTTCACTAGAAAAATCTCCTAAATCAACAGTTGCTTCTAGCGGATCTATTACTTCTTCATATACTCTAAAAGGGGTATTTGTACCTATACCTGGACTAAGTGGATTATAAAGTTTAATTAATCCTGAATTTTTATCACTTTGTACATTTATTACTAATCCCGTTTCACCCCCTAAAAAACTTATATTTATATCTTTTAAAAAAGAAGCATTATTAACATTAGCAATTAAGTTTTGTAATGCATTATCAAATTCATTTTTTTCTATAACATTAGAAGTAAATCTAATTTCTGTTCTAGTAGGTGAAATTTCAGATATAAAAAATGGCCTATTAAAACCCCCTACTAATAATTTTCGTTGAAAAGAAAATGTTAATCTATATCTACCATTTTCAAAACCATATTCTTTTAAAACCTGAGTATAATCTATATCAATAGAATCTATTAGTTGACCACTACCTTCTGGGCTATAAAATGCTGTATATTTAGTAAACTGTTCATCATTAACAACAATATTATCATTAATATCACGAATAGTTAACTCAATAGAATCGTTTTCTTGACCAAACTTTCTAAAAAGTAATTTAGATTGTAAATTATCTAAATCTGCCTGATTTATAATTTGTATAGTATTTAAATCTAATAACATTATATTATATTATGCATTTGCGTAATAACCTGTATTCCAGAAAAATTGTGCTGTAGTAAGGTTATCTTTCCAATAATCCAATATAGCTACACCATCATCTTGTCTATTTCCCGATGATCTTCTTTTATAATCCGTTACCCATTCTGTATAGGTTCTTTTGGGATTCCCTGCTCTATCTCCATTCGGTCCTCCTCTTTCAAAAGCATCATCAAAGTCTCTAACTATTTTATCTTTATTACTAGTTTTAAATTCATAACCATTAGGTAATCCATCATAAGCAGATAATTGTTGAATAGCAAAACTTATTCCGCGAACATATTGAGTTTCTTCCCAATAGAAGAATGGATTGCTTAAGTTTCCTAATGATTCTAATGCAGCGTTTTGATCAAGTATTTCTTCTACTTCTGTTTCAACTTCTTGAATTGCTAATTGTTGTTGTAAGTCTTGATTTTCTAAACTTAGTTCTTGTATTCGAGCACTTAAATTTTGTATTTCTTGGTCTTTAGGATCAATAAAATTTCTAAAGTAATCAGTACTATCTATGATTAATCTTTCATGGGAAAATTCTCCTTGTTTAGGAATATCATAGAATAATCTTCTATATTGGTCAAAAAAACTATCTAAATCTACAGTTTCTCTTTCATTAACTAATTCACTAAAATTAACATTTACTCTTTGTCTAAAAGCAGTTTGGCTAAATATTGGACGTTGAAATTTAATACTTCCTTCTAAATTTCTTACTGCCGATGTAGGGGCTTCACTTATATTATCTTGGGGATTTTCCTCAGGTTTACCTGTTGGTGTAGAATCTGCTTGAACCCCAGAATCGCCTCTACCCCCCACAGGAGATGTAGGTGAGGTAGGAGGTGGTGTATATGATGAACCGTATGCCATTATGTTTTAACTACTTTAAAGTAATAATTGTCATCGTAAACTTGAATACCATCATTATTTTCGTGTTTAAATAATAATTTATAGTATCTTTCTTCTTGTAAACCGTTCATATATATTTTAAAGTGCATTCCTTCTGCATCAGCACTTAATTTAGATTCTTCTCCAAAAGGAATTAATACTTCTTCAGTAGCATAATCAACTAAAGAATAAAATGATCTACTAGTAAAATATTTAACATCTAAAAAGTTAGAAGAAGTTACAAAACGTCTAGTAGGATATAATTCTCTTACGTTAAGTCTAAATTTATATTCTTCAGAAGTTCTAAATTTTTCTTTGTTATTTCTTAAAGTAACATAACATTCTCCTGTTGATTTGACTTTATCATTTGTAGCTACACTAGTATCATATTCTGAGTCATCCCACGAAATATCTAAAAATGGTGGGAATATAGTGTGGGTATCTCTAGAAAAATAATTTAATTCTCCATCATCTATAGCTGTAAATTCTTGCGAATCGCTTCTTTTAATTAAAAATCCATCATTAACAATACCATTAGGATAACTACTATCATATAAACTATTACTAGTATGTTTTAATACAGGTACTGTTAAATCTAGTGATAAATCTAAATCATCACCATAGCCATATGTTCTATTTACTTCAAAATTTGTTCCAAAATACCAATTTCCACCCCCCGGGGATGCATCAATAAAACTACCCGTTACCCCTGTGGAAAAGCTACTTGTGAGCCATTTTAATCCAACAGGGTCATTAGTAACGGCATCTGGGCTACCATTTCTATAAAGCCAAGAACAGCCATCGGATATAATGGGTATATTACTGAATCTCCCTGTTCCATTAGTCCATGATCCTGATATAGGATAAACCTCTATATTTTGATTTACACTTAATTCCCTATGTTCAGTTTGAAATAATTTTAAACTTGCACTAAAAGGACCAGATTGTACTTTATTCTGAACTACATCATTTATTTCGCTTTGTTTAAATTGAATTAAAATTCTACTCGGGTAAAAATTTAAATCTGTGTTAGATTGTTCGTCTTGAAGGGTTAAGATTTCATCAATACCTGTGTTTAATATAGCCCTAGTTGGGTGGGAATATATTGTATTGTCTTTTTCAGGAAAAATAAAATAGTGTGCCATGTTATTAGATAGTTACTCTACCAATAATGTCGGTAGTAGGATATTTAAGTTCAAAAATACTTGGATCCAATGAAGGGTATATTATATTATTTTGAGTAGCAGTTATAAAATTATATTTAAATTTAGAATAACCTGAATTTTCACCAAATATATTTTCAAATATTATATTATTTACTGATTGTACTCCGTCTATATTATATAATCTACCAGTTACGTCACCTATATTAATGGGTTGATTAATTTGCCAATTATCTATATTAAAGAAACCTATTAAATCATTTGTGCAATTTAATAATACTTGGTCATTTGAAAAACCTCTCCTAACTACTATATCATATTTAACCCTAAAGTTAATGATAGATGCTTCTTTTATATTTATAGAATCTGTAAGCATCC